TCGGGCCGCCGCTGATGCCGCCGCCGCCGCCGCTGATGCCGCCGCTGATGCCGCCGTTCGGGCCGCCGCTGATGCCCACAAAGTAAAGCAAGAAGAAATCTTTGTGCTCTATCTCCAGGATGAGGTTTAGCCATGCAAACAATCGTAAGAATTAAGTTCGGCAGTCATCTTTACGGCACTAGTACGCCTGAGTCAGATACTGACTATATGTCAGTCCATCTTCCATCTGCGCGTGAGATTTTACTGCAGCAAGTAGCAGATTCACTCGGTAATGATCGAAAGAACGCACGCGGCCAAAAGAACGCACCTACTGACACTGATGACGAGAGCTACAGTCTGCAGCGTTACTTGCAGCTTCTTGCCGAGGGCCAGACTGTCGCGCTTGACATGCTATTCGCCCCGTCTCTCGAGCTCGCTTCGCCACTGTGGCGCACTATCCAAGCTAACAAAGACAAGCTCATCACTAAGAAGAGCGCGGCGTTCGTCGGCTACTGTCGTACTCAAGCCAATAAATACGGTATCAAAGGTTCACGTGTCGCAGCAGCTCGTGCGGCAATGGAGTTCTTTGAGCACGCTGTAAGGCAGTCATTTACGCCTAGTACAGACCAAGTACTGCGCTACGCGGAGTCTTTGAAAGTGCTTTGTACTGATGAGCACACTAAGATAGTCGAGCAGAACACATACTTCCCAGATGGTAGTGGCAAAGAAGAGCGGTTCTTCGAGTGCTGCAACCGTAAAGTGCCATTCAAGGCTTCCATCAAGACTGCTTACGAGATGTACAAGCACGTCTTTGACGAGTATGGAGCGCGGGCACTTGCCGCTGAGAAAGGCGAGGGAGTCGACTGGAAAGCACTAAGTCATGCCGTACGTGTAGGCCATGAGGCCCTAGAACTTCTGCAGACTGGCCTGATTACTTTCCCACTGCCTAATGCTGCAGACGTTCTTCACATCAAACAGGGCAAGGTAGTCTACCCTGTTGTAGCGCAGATGATAGAAGACTTACTTGTACGGGTAGAGGCAGCAGAGAAGATTAGCGTGCTGCGCACTGAACCTGATTGGGAGTGGATCAATGGGCTAGTAGCCTGGGAATACGGGACGCTAGCACATGACTGGGTGGCGGAACGCGTGCGCATAGCTGCTGGGCGCTCAGTGACAGTCGCGGATAGACTGGCGTTAAAAGGAAGACTATGAACTAATCGACGCCGCAGAAGAGACTATTGCAGCTCTTGAGCAGTTGGAAGCCGTTCTCCGCCAAGTGCTGCTTCGATACTCCACAGCCACACACTGTGTGTCTAGGCGTAGGAGTAGTAACTGCTGTACAGCAGGACTCTAGCTTTGTGTTTGAGAACGCGAGCACACACCAAGTAACTTTCGTCCAAGAGCCTTTACCGCAGTTTGTCACTTGGCAAGGTATGATGGCCGAAGTGACTTTGCATTTTGACGAGGGAACTCACAACCCGTCGCGTAGAAGCGCGGCGTGTGATAACAGGAGGCAGTAAATAAATGCCAGACGTCGTCGTGTACTAAGAGCCAAACGTGAGCGGCGTATAGTTCAACGAGTGCTGAAGATTGTGGTTAAAGAGTCAGCATGAACTCCCGTCAAAGACGTAAGTTGCGGCGGTACCAAGATCGTGTGATGACTGGGTGGACGAAATTCTTAGATAAAGAGTTCGCGCTCTTCAGGGCAATTCAATACAAGGAGCTATAACGATGTTCAAGATTGTGAACACAGACAACTTTGGGAGTGACTATCCTGATGAGTCATTTATTCCACTGGCATTTTGGAAGAGAGAAAGCGCTCAGCGTGTAGCAGATGTCATTAATGCAGAGCTTTGTAACGATGAGAATGCTCCACGGTTTTGGAAAGTAGAACCAGCTGAGTACAGGCTCCAGCCGGGGTTTGAGCCATGAACTCCCATCAACGACGTAAACTGCGACGTTATCAAGTCAATCAAGGGAGCCACCTAAATGATCGGCAATGACTTTGTTACGACCATCGCGCTGAAGAGCAAGCGCTGCTCAGAATGTGGAGCAGCAATACCCAAAGGATCTGAGTACAAAGAGTCGCGGCACAAAAAGACTGGCAAGGTGACTAAAGTGCTTTGCATGAATGAGGACTGCCGACTGACATTTGACGACCGCATTTGGCAGGAGTTTGCGAGGAGGAATAGACATTGAGAACCTTGATACTAGTTGATCGGCCAAGAGAGATACCCAGTTATATGGAGCCAGAAGACCGCTACAGCATGTCTACGCGTTTAGCTACTAGGCCCAATGGAGACGTGCTACAGTTCATGCTCATTGAGAAGGGCGATGCATGGTTACAGCGCTTATGTGGGCAGATATTCGATACTGTGGAAGGATTGGAGCGCTTGACGCCAGAGCAGCGTGATCTCGTCAAGTTAACGATGAGGAGGATAGATGCGTAAGTTGCTAGTAGTATTGTGCGTAGTAGCACTACAGTACATAGGTATTGACGAGGTCAAACCGGCCTTGCCACCTGTCGTGTACACAGCTCCAGTGGCTACTAAGGAGTCAGTAAGACCAGCGCTATCTGCACCAGTTTACGTAACTATGCTGCCAAGCACTAAGCAGCCAGAACGTTCTGCATTAGAGCCACGCTTACGGAAGAGATCCGTACGATGAAAGTAGTCAATCGCGCTGACTTTCTAAAGCTGCCAGAAAGCACAGTTTATGCCAAAGGCAAGCCATGGTACTTTAATGACATCAATGTGAAGCATGATACGACTACTTCTGGTAATGACTGGTGGTTCATGGACTTCTGTTGGCCTGATACCGAGAAAGGCGACTTGGAGTCTTGTACGAACGTGTTGGAAGACTCGTTGAATAACGGCACGAGCTTTCCAATGATCAATGCAGTATGCCGCAATGGTATACATGACTCAGAGGACCTGTTTCTCATATTCGAGAAGCCTGACTTGGACCGGCTTATTGCTGTGTTCCAGAAAGCGAAGGAGCTATGACATTCAAAGAGTGGTGGCAGCGCCATGAAAAAGTATGCAGTACGTCTATCAAAGCTACTGCAGAGCAAGCTTACAAAGCAGGCGCTGATAATCGTTATCCAACAGCCGCGGCATATGAGGCAGTTTGCGCTGCGCTCCATCGTAGAGAAGATGAGCTGCAAGCATTAAGAGTAGAACCAAAGTTCACAGCTCAGCAAGTACTCAGTATTATGGCCGACTGCCTAAAGAAGCCTGGTAATGTTCTAGATAACTTCGAGCAAGCTTTGCAGCCAAAGACTCCTGAAGACAGCGTAAAAGTTGTTTCGGGGTGTCATCCGAATGAATTTGCTTGGGTAGTCGAAAAGAACGGGGTAGAAATATCGTGGTTTACAGACAAACACATTGCAGAAACTTTACGAATTGGCTTAATCGCGCAGTTGAAAGAGGCGAAGAAATGAGCGAAATACTAAATGCAGAAGAATGGCTCTGTAAAGAGTGTAATACGGTGTTCCCCGGTCCACCGCAGGCGGGCGTATATTGCATAATCTGCCCGAAGTGTGGAGGTGTTACTGGGCCCCGTGACCGCATTGAATACGAGCTGAACTTGGCTGCATTGACGGACAAGCTGCGTCAAGCTACCGAAGAAAATAGAAAACTCGCCGAGCGTCCAACTATTGACGCTTGGACTGCAGCATGTAGAGCGCTCGACCGTAAGAACGACGAAATGAAAACGCGGTTTACAGTAGAGCAAGTTCGGGTGGCTATATCAAATACACTGTGTGCACACAAGTTCTTGCACGACTTAACCATACTTGGTATTGAGAAGCTGTGCAATGCTGTTTGTGCTAAACTGGCAAAAGAGCAGTACACTACTCGGCCCAATACAGTGCTTGGTGGCACAGACATTTTGCTCGACGGTGAGCTGATCGCCACACTCAGCCCGAAGTGCAAAGTAACACCAGAGGAGTTTATTAGGAGAGTAAAGTGACTTGTTTTGATGAAGATCCTAAGGACGAAAAGCCTTCAGGTCCATGTCCTATACCAAGCTGTGAAGGTAGTGTAACGTTCAACGAAGAAGAGCAGGTATGGGAGTGTGATACTTGTGAGTTCTTTATCCCAAAGGAGGATTAGGCGTGAAGTGCACAGCAGTAGGACTTGTCACGACTGAAGATGGTGTGCAAAGTGTTGCGTGCCAGCTAAACCAAGGCCATGGTGAGTGTCACCAAAGCGGTAGTATTGAGGGGCTTGTGCACTGGACACCACCTGCATGCCCAATACAGGGCATACGAACAGTCTGTGATGGAACGCAGCCAAGCAATATGCAACAGTGTGCAAAGCACTGGAAGCTGAACAATTGCGCATGACTGCCGCAAGTATAGCACTAGACCTTCTTCCCGAAGTGCTCTATCGTCAGCGGATGTTCCAAGTATTTAAGGACGCGAGTTTTATGGTAGAGATACTCAACGAGACTAAAAGGAAGATGGAGGATGCGAGATGACCTGGGAATCTTCTGGAACACTTATCGGCAGTCGAAGAGGCAACGCTTATGGCGATGTAGAAATAATCAGTGAAGCGGCGAGTCCAGCTTGTGCAGATCTCATTTGTCGGGCGCATAATCGTGAGATTGAAGAACTTCTAAAGCCTCGTCCTGAAGAAGGCGTTCCATATGTGCCAGCAAGGCCGTTTTTTAGGCCATATGCTTATAGAGCAGATCTCAGATCCAGTTCGACAGACGACAGGAGACATAGATGAGACATGACTGTATAGTAGCCAAGTTCAAAGTTGGCGACAGAGTCCACTTCCCGTATGGTCGCAAGATTGGAACTATTACGCATGTCGAAGCACAAGTTATAGACCATCAAGATGGTCACTGTAAAGTGTTTATCCAGTTCTTGTACCGTATTACAAGCTATGAATGTGGAGAGAATCAGGTGAAGAAGGTGCGCCCAAGCTTTAGGAAGCCTCCATACAAGCCGAGCTACGCATTATGAATCATGACCGCGCGGCCCTTGGGTGTATAATTGGACTAGTGGCGTTTTTCGTATTCTGCTTCCTAAAATTGTTTGGAGTGGACTAGCGTGCACAATGACAACATAGGCGGCTTCACTAAAGCCAGAGAGATAAAGTGCCCGGCATGTGGACGTACATCAAGCGCAGAACTTTGGCGCGATGTAGACGTGCCTTGCGAAGTATGCGACGATCACGCAGGAACAGAGTGCCCGGTTTGTAAGTACTCATTTGACTGTGTATGGGACCTAGAAAGGTTTGAGCAATGACACTAAGTATCTTGTGGACCTGCGTGATTGTAGCGGCCATTCTCGGTTTTATAATTGGCTCAATGCTAGGTCGTGTATCAAGACGTGAGCGTTATGCACTTGAGGCAATGCGAGTGCTGTTAGCGCGACCAGATGGGCACGATCTTAACGTGCCTATGATTGCATTTGAAATAGCTCGCAACATGATGCAGGAGGAGCTGAAGTGAAGAAGTGCTTTAGACTTGAAGTAAGTTGTGGTGAGCAGTTCTACTATGCGGCCAAAACAGCTGAACAAGCTTTGAAAGCATACGCAGATGACTATCCAGGTGAAGCTGCGCTTGCTTATGAGATGTCAGAAGCTGAGATGCTAGTGGGTAAGGTTAGCGTAAAAGATACCGACCAAGAGCTTGATGGTACTGTCACAACACTCAAAGCATTATTTGATGCGGCAGGTACTGGCACAACACTGCTCTGCTCTACTGCATTCTAAGGAGAACGACCATGCCCAAAAAATTGCGTTTTCGTAAGCTCGACGGAAAGTTCAGCCATGATGGTACTTGCATAGTCAACACAGTAAGCGGCGAGGCTATTCCTGCTGATGAGCCGATCTTCATTTTACGTGGCAGAGATACGAGAGCACTAGCGGCCCTTGTGTCGTACAAGTATGACTGCGTAGTGACGGGGTGTAATCAGCTGCACCTTGACGGAATTGAGCAGGCTGTTCGTAAGTTTAAGTGGTTTAAAGAGCAGTCTCCTGAGCGAATGAAGCAGCCCGGCGTGACGCGGCACCTGCGGTTAGAAGAAGTCTCCGATCCAACTTGTGAGCATGCACACCCAGCTCGCCGTCGATTGGCTGAAGGTGCAGGCAGCCCAGTGGTGACATACTGTGCAGATTGTGGGGTAATGCTTGATGCGAGTTGATTTTGAACTGTCGCATATTAGGCATAATCTAGTATCATCTGCGGCATTTGTTGTTGCCGCCTTTGTCAAATACGGTGATGCTGACTGCGCAGCTGGTGCGGCTAGAAGCTTAGCCCATAGAGTGTTCGAGTGGGTACCGGAGTTACGAGGATGACCACTGACATAGTGTTGAACATTAAGCTAGACGAGCTGCAGTGGATGTACGTGGAGTTTGCCTCTGGAGCCATTAAGAAAAACATTCAAGAAGGCGATGCAATTAAGGCTGCTAATAACGCGGCCAGTTTGGCTCATACTATTCTGAAATGGGCCCCGGAGGTGCGTTATGCGGATTAATTGGACCCGCGCGATCTGCGCAGCTTTCTTCTTTGTAGAGCTTGGTAACTACTTCGGGTGGGACCATGTAGCAGATAAGTCAGCCGAAGAAGTCATTGCTACTGGAATCTATTTTCTTTTGATTAGCCTATCAGTGGAGCTAGAGAAGTGAAACGCACCCCACTCGGCAAGCAAGTTCATGATAAGCAGAGCCTGACGATAGATGTGCTAGGGCGCAAGCCCGCCGTTACTAAGCAGCTCTTTGACCGCCACCAGCCCATTGCAGGAGTACGAGGCGCATCGTGCACAAAGGGCAAGCACACCACGTGCTTTAAACTGAGTTGTAGCTGTGAGTGTCATGGAGGCGCTTTATGAATGGTAGTGCTAATGCAGAGCGCTGGCCGTGCCCTACTTGTGGTGCTGCAGTAGGAGAGCACTGCGTACATGCACATGGTTCTTATTATGTTTGGGCACATCCAGCACGGTTGCTTGTGCAAGATAAGAATCTAGGGTGTAAGCTTCTAAAGTTGCTGGACGAAAAAGCCCGTCCTGGCTGGCGGCCTTCATCACATTGTAGAGCCAGCCGCCACACGGCATGCCACGGGCTTACCGCGCGTAACCACGGTCTTCCCGGACTGCCTTGCACCTGCTCATGCTACAAGGAGAAACGAAATGAAACAAGCTGAAGAGATTCTGAATCGTTGGCGGACTACACGGAATGTCACAGAGAGCGGCGCACTATTCACTGCGGTAGAAGAGCTCCGGAAGGTATTTAATGCCGGGCAGCAATGCATTGAGATGTATCAGCATCCATTCGCGCAGATAGCGCACTCACGGTGTAAACTCGACGCGGGCCATGAAGGTATGCACAACTCCGGGACGTATAGGTGGCTTAATATGCCACACCCAGCCGCTGTTGAGATGCCCGAGATGTGCTCCAGTAAGGCAGCGGATGGCGCGACTGCCTGTGACTACACAAAAGGTCACACTGGCCCACATCGCAATGTACAAGCCTACAAAGAGTGGAAAGGGAGTACAGTGATGGCAGAAGAATTCTTGCGAGTGAGGGATCTTAAAGAAGTAGCCAAGCTGCGCAGCGCCATCAACGGCGCGGTGTTGGAGAACGACCGGCTGCGCGAAGAGCTACATCGGATTGATGAAGTGCTTACGAAGACTACGAACATGAGTCGTATGGACGCCATCAATGAACTAGTGATGGAGCTTACTGAAGTGAAGCACGCGCTGGGCAGGTTCGCCATTGAACCGGCTTCGCAAGGCGTGGCTATGGTGGTGGGTCGTGTCAACGCGTTGGAGGCTGAGCTGGCCAAGCGCCCACCGGCTGTGGAGCCAATCCCGCTGGAAGAATTGGAGTACATGGCGACCACGGTGCGCAGCTTCTATGAGACGCACGGCTGCCGGGCCGCGTGGATGCAAGAAAAAATGGCAGAGGCACTGGAAGACGGTGGCAAGCTGCTGCGCCTGTTCAACGACGTGGAGCTGACCAAGCGTCTTCTGTCTGTGGCGGGCACGCCGTTGTCAGTCCTTATGACGCTACAGACGGAGGACAAATGAACATAACCATCAAGTGCAGTAAGTGCGGTACTGAGAACGAAATCACCAGTGCCCTAGCGGCTCCCATGGTGGAGGCCGTCAGGGCAGAGATGCAGGCCGAGATCACGGAGGCCAATGCGGCGAAGGAAGAAGCTTTTCAGCTCATAGAGCGCCGGGTACATGATTTGGACTCTGACGTAGCGGCCAAAGTAGCTTCTGCTAAAACGGAGATCGAGCGCAAGGCCCGTACGGATGCTAAAGCCGCTATGGAAGCCGACTTTGCCGCTGAGCAAGACCACGCGGTACGCGCACAGCAGGAGGCGGAGGAACTACGCGCTAAGCTCACCGTCGCCCAAGCCGCGCAAGCTGAGGCGCTGAAAAAGGAACGCCTGCTGGCGGACCGCGAGCGTGAGTTGGAGCTAACAGTGCAGCGGGGCATAGGCGACGGCATAGAGCTAGCCCGCTGCCAAGCACAGCAGGCAGCCGAAGACGCCCAGCGGCTTAAACTGCTGGAGCGAGACACAGTGATTGAAGGACTGCAGAAGAAGATAGCTGAACTGGCGCAGCGTGCAGAGCAGGGCAGCCAGCAACTACAGGGCGAAGTGCAGGAGCTAGACATTGAGCAGGCGCTGCGTGCCAAGTTCCCACAGGACACAGTGACCGAGGTTGGCAAGGGCGTAAATGGAGCAGACGTCGTGCATCATGTATTTGCACCTGACGGCAGTGAATGCGGGCTGATCTTGATAGAGTCCAAGCGAACGAAAACTTTCAGCGCACCGTGGCTTGCAAAGCTGCGGCAGGACGGACGTGCCTCACACGCTGACATTTTGGTGCTGGTCACCACAGCACTGCCCAAAGAGATCAGCACGTTTGACGAAGTGGATGGGGTGTGGGTCACTTCGCCGGAGTACGCTCTGCCATTGATGGCCATACTGCGTGAGGCTTTGCTTCGCGTTCACGCGGCCAAGCTGGTCCAAGAGGGCGTGGCTACTAAGTCCGAAGTCTGCTACGCGTACCTGACTGGGCCACGATTCAAGCAGCGTGTGGAGGCGGTTGTAGAGGCCTTCAAGACGCTGGGCGATGAGCTGGACAAGGAGAGGCGTAGTATGACGAAGCAGTGGGCCAAGCGCGCCGAACTGCACGAGCGGGCGCTGCTAGGCACCGCTGGGTTGGTGGGCGACCTGCAGGGCATGAGCGCAGCGCTGCCCGCTGTGGCCGGACTGGAGTTGGAGTAGTGGAGTACCACCCCAGTAACGTCAACCAGACTAGGGACGACTTTCTAACCAGACCTTTAGAAGTCACTGACTTGCGACTGTGGGACAACAAAACGTCTGCGGACATTCTTGCAGACGTCAACATACTGCTAACTGGCACGTGGACCGCCGAGTCTGAGTGGATGCCGGGCAGCGTGCTGATTCCCATGTCCACGTACACACTGCTGTGGGGATGTCCAGTTGTTAGGCTGCTGCTGCGCAAGCGTCGTACACGGCGGCCTAAACGGTTCACGAGGAAAGCATGAAACCTCACAAGCACTGCCCACGCTGTCCACGGTACGGCGCTATGCCGGGCCACAACTGCTTAGGAAGTAACGCCCAGACGCTGCAAGCGCCGCACCACGAGCGAACGTTCAAAGGAACATACCAACCCAAGAGGATGATACGATGATCACAATTGAGCAGGCGGACGCGGTTGTGTACAAGGCGCTCTGTGAGCACTACTGGAGTGGCGTTGTGCCCATACCGGATGGTTTCAAGCAGATTCGGCAGTGCGTGCGGGATGAGCTGCGGCGGCTGTCAAACGCGTCCGGAGAAGATCTAAGTAACCGCGTGCGCGATTTGGAGACCACCATTCTGACTCACGTGGCACTGCCGCTACCATCGGCGCGCTGAGGGCAGAGAAAGCCTGCAGTCACAGTCAATGGGCCCAGTGCCTGGACGGCACTATGGAGTGCAGCCTGTGCAAACAGCGGATGTACCCCGACGAGCCACGCGGCGCCCTGTATAACGGTGTGCCCATGACTACCATCTGTAATTCTAACAAGTGGCACGCACTGTGCGGCGACTTGGGCTTGACTGACGACCCCAGTATCACCAGTGTGGCCGACGTGCATATCAAGCTGAACGAGAAACAGGAGCAGTACGCTGCTGAAAAGACCGCCGGGCTGCAGCGGGACTTGACGGCCGCACGACGTATCAGTATCATCAATGCCCAAGCCCGTGAGATAGTCAATCTACGGCAGGAGAGTTGGGCCTTGCAGGGCCGCAATGAGCGTCAGGAGGCCGACATCTGGCGGATGCTTAAAACCATTGAGGAACTGAAGACAGAGGCCGGTGAACCCCGCGTGATCGTGTTCAAGGACCCACGCAACCGCCCGCTCAGAGAATTGGCAGACATGGTGAGGGGGGCCGTACAGAAATGAACCTCAAGGCAGTGCGGCTATGGAACGACACTTGCATGGCAATGGTGGACCACTGCAGCGACATTGGCCTAGCACCGCAAGGTGAGGGCGAGGACACCGAGGCGCTGGCCGGGTTGGAGCTGGCTAAGCGAGTGCTGAAGCTGGAAGCAGAGCTGGCACAGCTACTGAAGGAGAAGGACAGATGAACTTCATACGCCTGACGCTGTCTGCTTTGCGGATACAAGTGTGCCGCCCGTCGTGGACTAGCGAGCGCTGTGTGGACGCGGCGTTTGAGAGGCGCATAGAAAAGCTGCGCGCGCGGAGGAAATAGTGTACAATTATGCCTGCGTGGCTCACAATTGGAATGCGACTACCGCGCCGTACCCATGGTGCGGTAGGAAGCGAAAGGAACACACAATGAGAATCATCATCCTAACAGTGCTGGCACTGGCCAGCATCGCCGCCGTAGCACAGGACGTGGAAGACGTCAAACCCGCCTTGCAGCCTTTGGCCGTACAACAGGCGCGCACACCCACCACTGAGATCCACGCCGCTCTTCTGCAGCCGTTCACCATTCAGCAGGTTGGCATGGCACCCAGTGAAGTCCGTGCGGCGCTACAACCGTGGACCGCCCAGCAGCCAACCGTTACAGAAGCCGAAGTGCGCGGCGCCCTAGAGCCTTGGCTGCGTGTACGCGTACCACGGAAGTAGACCATGGACAGCATACGAGCCACACTGGAAGCGGCGCGCGTCAAGTTTGCGGCGCCGTACGCCTACGATGTAAGCCAGCTTCTGTACGACGCCATCAAAGCATGGCTGCCCACCGCCACGAAGTCTTTGGAGCACAGCCTCGCCACGGTGACGCTGCACATGGACCCTAAACTGCAGGGCGGTGAGTTCCGGGCTTGCACATGCACCGCCAAGGAACTGGAAACAGAAGCCGCTAGTATAGCAGAACCAGCAAAGGAGTAGTTGAAATGGCAGAATTCAAGGATTTGGTGGGAGTAACACTCGCGTCCATAGTGGGCGGTGAAGTGGGAAGCGATCGGATCACCTTTGAGGCTCAAGATGGTCGCACTTGGTGCATGTACCACAGCCAGGATTGCTGCGAAGTAGTTCAGGTTGAGGATATAGCTGGTGATCTGAATGATTTGATTGGAGTGCCAATTACGCAGGCAGAGGAGTCCAGTAATTCAGAAGACCGGAAGCAAGGAGAATCCATGGTGGGTGAGGAGTCATTCACATGGACCTTCTACCGTATAGCTACGGCCAAAGGACTAGTGGTTATCCGTTGGCTTGGAGAATCCAACGGATACTATTCTGAAAGTGTGGACTTTAAGTCGGTGCATGGATGACCCCTACGCCGTTCTGCTCGTGCGCATGACAGACACCGACACCACCATCCGCAAGCGGTTCCATCAGCTTGCCGAACACCAACACCCGGACCGTGACGGGGCCAACGGCAAGCCCGGCCCGCAGTGGTTCGCCATCGCACAGGAAAGGATTAAGAAGGCGTGATTAACCAAGCAGCCGCCCGTCAGTGGGCAGAGGACACATTCGGCATGATGTGCATGGACAAGCATGAGCGGGCCATGCGGTTCTTGGAGGAGGCGTTTGAGGCGGCACAGGCGGCGGGTGTTACCGACAAAGACGCCGTGTGCCTGTGGCGCGTGGTGTACGACAAGCCTGTGGGCGAGTTGGCGCAGGAGATCGGCGGCGCTCTGCTGACGCTGGCCCTGCTGTCTGAAGGCGCTGGGCTGGACATGGAATGGGCTGGCGACACTGAGTTCCTGCGTGCGCGCACCATGCCGCGCGACTACATAAAGGCCCGCCACGCGGTAAAAGTGGCTGCCGGGGTGGCCCGGTAGGCAAACTTGCTATAATGGTGTAGCAGCACTACAAGGAGATGTGCACAAATGAAAATTGAAGAGATCTACGCAATCCCAGTAGATGGAGACGGATGGCGAATTCTGCCAAACGGACACAGACTGAAACTCTCCCACAACGTTTCCGCACCCTATGGAATCAACGAGGCCAGGATCGGCGACGGGGCCAGCATCGGCGACGGGGCCAGGATCGGCAACGGGGCCAGCATCGGCAACGGGGCCAGCATCGGCAACGGGGCCAGCATCGGCAACTGGGCCAGTATCGGCGACGAGGCCATCATCGGCAGCGGGGCCAGCATCGGCGACGAGGCCATCATCGGCAGCGGGGCCAGCATCGGCGCCTGGGCCAGCATCGGCAACTGGGCCAGCATCGGCGACGAGGCCATCGTCGGCAGCGGGGCCAGCATCGGCAACGGGGCCAGCATACCGGTAGACGTGGAATTGAAATTCACACCGCTTGCCGTGCAAGGCACGCGCCATCTTGTAACCAACTGCGCGCCGGGTCAAATTAGTATCGGGTGCCAGTTCTTTACCTTTGCTGAGTTTCTTGCCGCCAGCCCAGAGCAGCGCGCTGCGTACCAGACTGCAGCGGGATACACTCCCACCCAATGCGCAGAATATATCAAAATCGTGGAGTTTGTAATAGCAAATGGTAGTCAGCTGATCTAAGGAGTCTACCATGATCACAGGGATGCTGTGATAAGCTTACTGAGCCCGGAAAGGCGTTTGATTGGTATGCTTTCTGGACGTGAGCTACTACTACACACGGAGTACGGGCCGTACGTACACAGGAGAATGAAACATGACTGAATTGACAGTGGACGAGCTACATGTTAGAGTACAAGACCTCGAGATGGTCTACAAAAGTCATCAGGAGCACTTGGCGGACGACGCGAAAGTCATAGACAGTCTCCGGCAGAAGGTAAAAGCTCTCGAACGCCAGGTGGCAAATGAGAAACACATCAATGATGTGCTATCTAGGCAGTATGCTAAAAAGTCTGAAGAAGTACAGCATATTGCAGCAATTATGCCCTGCACTGTTGTGCAGCCATACAGGGAACTAGTAGAAAATGTTAAGGCGCTTATAAACTCACATGAAGAGCTCCGCCAAACTGCAGTAGAGGCCATAGCTGAGCGCGACATGTGGAAGAACTACGCCTTCGATGGCGACTGCGGCGGCGGTAGTGATGGCAGTGTTCTACCCTATCCAGAGCGCTCAATGCCTAATAGACGGAAGACAGCTATTGAGAGAGGCTTTGAGAAGATTGAGAAACTGCAAGCTAAGCTAGACCATGCAAATGCGCACAATGAGTTTCTCACTAGCAGCCTTCAAGCTACAAAGGCAAAGCTGAGCATAGCCGATGGCGTGCTTAACTGGCCGCCAGCCGGCAAGGCAGGCCTGACAGCTACGCGTGAACAAGTGGACGAGGCTATTTTGAAGACGTTTCGTGAGCATTACTGGCGTGGCGCAGTCGGGACCTTTGAAGAATTTCGGCGGCACGTAAGCGACTTGCTATTCCCGCCTGCTGTCCCGGTAGACGATGAGGACGTCGCCATTACAGGCAATGGGTTTGATACTGTGATTCTGGTGGACCACAAAGAATTTTGCCGTACTCATAGTACGGACAATGCTGTAGAGATTCGTAATGCGCTCAAGGCTGTGAGAAAGGCAAAGAAGTGATTCCAGATGATCTGAAAGCTATTTACGCACAGTCTCAGTTAGACACCAGTATTGGGCAGCTCAATTTAGTGGGAGAGCTTATTGAGCGCGTAGGGAAGGCCGAGCAGTGTCTAGCTACGCAGAACGCAAAACTTGCTGCAGTTACGCAGTGGCTAAAAGATAACCAACAGGACGTGTTTAGGCGTGGGATTTGGGACGTTATTGTCAAAGCAGAGAATTCTGTAAAGAAGCAAAGACGCCAGACGGAGCATTGCTGCGCACAAGTGACCGATTGTGACTGCATTTGGCGTGAACCCGAGTTAGGGATGCCACGATGACATTTCTTATAATGACCTTGGCAGCTGTGTGGGAGCAGATTAAGCACCCATGGTGGTCATCTACTCGCTGTGTAGATGCGGTAGAGTTGCGGCGTGTGTACCGGATGATGCCACCAAAGAAGGAGCGTACAAAGTGCGATTGATGGCTTTGCAGTCGTGATGAGGTATAATTAAGCTCGTGAACATTCTAAGTGAAAAGGTAGTTGCCTTTGGCGAGCATGATGAGAACACTCGCCAGCAGATTCTCACAGCGGCGCAGGACAAGCGTGTAGTTCGCGCTGCACTTATGCCTGATGGGCACTACGGCTACAATGTGCCCATCGGAGGAGTGCTCGCCTACAAAGACGCTATCAGTCCTTCTGGAGTTGGGTTTGATATTGCCTGCGGCAATAAGGCAGTACGGCTTGATGTGCACGGGTTCGAAACACGCCCGCATATTGCTGCCATTATGGATGAGGTATTCAAGGTCATCAGCTTTGGTGTAGGCCGCAAGAATAATGAGAAAGTTGATGCGGCGGTGCTGGACAAGAGCGGCCTGGGGTGGTATCTCGAGTCTACAAAGCCACTTTATGACAAAGCAGCTGCGCAACTTGGAACAGTGGGCTCAGGCAATCATTATGTGGATATATTCACCGATGAAGCTGACCGTGTTTGGATCGGTGTACACTTTGGCTCGCGTGGATTTGGGCATGGTATTGCCACTTGGTTTCTGAAAGCTGCAGGTGCAAGTCAAGATATGGCCGCAGCACCATGCGTACTCGACATCAACAGCGATCTTGGCCAGCAGTACATTCATGCTATGAGTCTTGCTGGGCAGTATGCCTATGCTGGGCGTGATTGGGTGTGTGAACGTGTGGCCAAGATTATTGGCGGTAAAGTACTAGAGAGTATCCACAACCACCACAACTATGCATGGCTTGAAGAGCACAATGGCGAAGACTTGTGGGTCGTGCGCAAGGGTGCCACACCGGCATATCCTGGGCAGAAGTGCTTTGTTGGTGGATCACTTGGTGAGCAGTCTGTGATACTTGCGGGCATTGAAAGCACGGAGTCTAGCCTGACGCTCAGTTCGACTGTCCATGGTGCGGGCCGGGCAATGGGCCGCAAAGAGGCCACTGGTACGTTCGACCGTAAGACCGGAGAATGTAAGCGTCCTGGCAAGGTTACCCAAGAGATGCTGCAAGGCTGGGTAGACCGCTCAGGCATTGAGTTGCGGGGAGCAGGCCTGGACGAGAGCACTGACTGCTATAAGCGGCTCGACAGTGTACTAGGCTACGTGTCCAACCAAGTGCGTATTTTGCATAGACTGACTCCCATTGGTGTGGCCATGGCTGGAAAAGACACTTTTGACCCGTACAAGGACTGATGTGGTACAATTAGATGTATAAGGACACTATGAAATCCAAAATCTGCAGTACACAGCATGATGTAGACTACTCGGCATTGCTTAGCAGTGTCGTAGAGCACTTCAACACTGTCACTCGTAACCAAGCCAATCTTTTCACTACTGATATTGACGGAGACAAGCTCTGGCTCTACTACCTGAACAACTTAGACGAAGACATTCGTCAGCAGCATAACTGCCATTGCTGTAAGAGTTTCATTACTCGTTATGGTGGGCTGGTTGTTATCAATGAAGATGGCACCACTACATCAGCACTGTGGCCAAAGAATGAGACTCTCAGCATCTATGCAGATGCTTTCTGCGGGTTGAGACTTGTGGCTGAGCAGGCCAAAGTGACTGGGGTGTTCTACGGTAAGACTCCAGTGCTTGGTACGCCGCAGACTGGTACATGGTCGCATATTGCAGTTACTGCCAGCAGGTTCCAGAATATGGACCGCTTGCTTATGGCTAGTCAGCACATGGCCGCTACTGTGCAGTCTTACCAAACTGTGCTAAGCACATTGTTCGACAAGGCCGGTAGCAAAGAGAACCTCGACCAGATGATCCGTGTGTTTGAAGCCGCAGCCTTACCGCGCTCAGAGAAGTTCATCGAGCCCATTAAGTGGCTTCGTAAATTGCATGATCGCCCTAAAGGTAAACTAGGTGCTAATGTCCTATGGCGTGAAATGGCAGCTGTACCTGAAGGCTTCTTGCACCCGCGCGCCTCTGTTGTTTGGCCGTTGTTGGAGACACTACAAGCGGGCGGAGACTTTGAGGATATCAAGCGGCAGTTCATCAAAATGGCAGATCCGCTCCATTATCAACGTCCACAAGCAGCACCTACAGCTGGCAACATCAAGCAAGCTGAAGAAGTGATCGCCAAACTTGGCATTGCAAAGAGCCTAGAGCGCCGGTTCGCGCGCCTGGAAGACCTTACTACGAAGGTTTGGTTGCCAAAGGTTTCGGAAGCCCATGTGGAGGATCCTGGCTCCGTCTTTGGGCATCTTAAAGCTAGGGGCGCCACGCAGAAGAGCCTTCCGCTAGACCTGCCGGCTAAGACCATGACTTGGGAGAAGTTCGTCGACCGCATATTGCCTACAGTGCAGAAGCTGGAGTTCTATGCACCTAACCGTGGCAACTACTGCGCATTGCTAACGGCGGTGCATGCTGATGCGCCCAATATCATGAAGTGGAGTAATCCTGTATCGTGGTACGTCTACCACCCTAGAAGCTTCGCGCGGGACTGGGGCTTGTCCTCTATGCTCTGGAAGCAGGTGACAGCCGTAGTAGACACTCCCAACAAGTGGGACGGAAAAGACTACCTTGCAGAAGGCATAGTGCTTGTGCTTAAGAACTGTGTAGACCGGCGAAGTGGACAAGGAAATGCATTGTTTCCAGAAAATCTGCGAGGTGATTTGTACAGTGTACGCTCGACCATCGAAGCGTACAGCAGAAGCGCTGAGATACAAGGCCGCGAAGAAGCCACAGCCTGTGGTTACATGATCCGTAAAGAGTCTTGCAGTATCGGGCTGCGTGCTGACGGGCAAGTCTACGTGGTGGACAGATGGGAGTAGTTGCTGAAGTTCTCATTGGCGTCTTTTGTCTACTGAGCCTAGGAGCGTTGTTTCTAGGCCCAGTAAAAGTAGACTGGCATAGTATGGACAAGGATCCTGAAATGAATCCTGGATTGGACGATGATGATTAAGATCTATAATGACGATTTCAAGCTAAGTCGGTTTAAGTTCTCTGGCGGCGAGTTGCAAGTGCGCGTAGCCGTGGAGGGCCTAGCGCTCGCTCCAGGCAGCGTAACCCTCAGTGCTGACCTGCACAGCTCTGACGATATTATGGAGCTTATTCTCACAGTAGACGCTCTACGCCGGGAGCTGCCCGCAGGAACTCCTTTTCATCTTGTTTGCCCGTACTTGCCTTACGCACGGCAGGATAGAGTATGCGCACCAGGCGAGGCACTGAGCGTCAGTGTGATGACTGATCTCATCAATCTCTGCGGGTTCCACTCTGTCAAGCTATGGGATGTGCATAGCGACGTCAGCCTCGCATTGCTGCGGCGCGTCATTAATGTGCACCAGAAGGACTTTGTCAGCTTAGTGCACTGGGACCCGGGAACTATTTTGGTAGCTCCTGACGCCGGAGCGCGTAAGAAGACGGCCGAAGTAGCGAAGCTTCTGGGACTACAGATGATCACCGCCGATAAGACTCGCAGCGTAGAGACAGGCGCCATTACAAGCACTGTGGTGCATTTTGATGGCATACCAGTAGAAGAACTGGCCAAGAAGGACTTTCTCATTGTGGACGATATCTGTGACGGCGGCCGGACGTTCATCGAGCTAGCAAAAGTGCTGCGTCCATGGACTACTGGCAAGATTTACCTGTATGTCACGCACGGCATTTTCAGCAATGGGCTGGACGTATTCAATAGCTTGATTGATGGTGTGTATACGGCCAATCCGTTCCCAAAAGTGGACCTCAATCACAAACTGCTGACGGTGGTGTCTGCATGAATGACCCTTACCTGTATCAAGAACTGTGTTTTAACCGCTTGCTAGCTGAGTATCGCCTGCATAAGCGGCTGATCGTGGCGGTAGACTTTGACGATACCGTGTTTGACTTTCACAAGGCTGGATACCAGTATGAAGCCGTACTGCGGTTGCTGCGTCGTTGCACGGCCCTGGGTTTCTACATCACGCTCTTTACTTGCAGTGACCCATCAGAGTATGCCAGGCAAATAGCCTACTTGCTTGATTATGGCGTGCTGGTGACGAGCGTGAATGAGAACCCAGTCCAACTGCCATTTGGCAATCATGGCAAGCCGTACTACAACATTCTGTTGGATGACCGCGCTGGATTGTGCGCCGCCTATCAAACCCTGGAGAGCGTAGCGACCCAGGCCGAAGCAGACAAGGAGCACGTCGAATGAACATCTTTATGCCGCATGCAAAAGACTTCTACAAGAGTGGGCACGTCTTTCAGTATCCTAAAGGAACAGAGTACGTTTACAGCAATTGGACCTGCCGCAGTGATAAGTGGGCCAGCGTACTACCGGACTTCGCGCATAAGGTGGTGTTCTTCGGCTTGCAGGGAGTTTGTCAGTGGATGCTGATCGACGATTGGAACACTAGCTTCTTCAGCCAGCCACTTAAGGAAGTAGTAAACAAGTATCGACGTCGTATGGATAAAGCTCTTGGCACTGGCCGAGTGACCGTAGACCATATCGCCGCGCTTCACGTCTTGGGCTATTTACCTGCGCGCATCAAGGCATTGCCGGAGGGTAGCCGGGTAGATACCCGTGTGCCAATGTGGACAATCGTCAATACTTTGCCCGAGTTCTTTTGGGTCACCAACTTCTTGGAGACCCAGCTGAGTGCTGAGCTCTGGTTGCCGCTAACCAGTGCTACTACGGCGTACGAATATCGGCGCTTGTTTGATAAGTACGCCGAGCTTACCGGGGCCGTCAAGGCATTTGTGCCGTGGCAGGGACACGACTTCAGTATGCGTGGTATGACTGGTATCACTAGCGCGACACAGTCTGGTGCCGCACATTTGCTCAGTTTCACAGGCACAGATACTATCACTGCCATTGACTACTTGGAAGACTACTACCACGGAGAGGCGACATTCGTAGGCGGCAGTGTACCTGCCACAGAGCACTCAGTAATGTGCATGGGAGGCGCGGCAGACGAGTTGGAGACATACCGACGGCTCATTACTGAGGTCTATCCAGATGGTGTAGTCAGCATCGTCAGTGATACATGGGACTTTTGGCGCGTGCTTACTATCACGCTTAGAAAGCTAAAGGCGGAGATACTGGAGCGTGACGGCAAAGTGGTTATCAGACCAGATTCAGGTGACCCAGTCAAGATTATCTGTGGTGATCAAGATGCAAAGCCAGGCACACCAGAGTACAAAGGCGCTGTACAATGTCTCTGGGAGATTTTTGGCGGTACAGTAACCCACAAGTGCTACGATACACTGGACTCTCACATTGGGCTGATCTACGGCGACAGTATAAGTCTTGAACGTGCTCAGGAGATTCTCGCGCGTTTAGAGGCGAAGGGTTTTTCTAGTGATAATATCGTATTCGGTATTGGAAGCTACACTTACCAACATGTAACGCGCGATACGTTCGGAACGGCTATCAAAGCGACCTGGGGCGCAGTGAACGGAGAACCACGTGAGTTGTTCAAAGATCCTAAGACTGACAATGGTGTAAAGAAGTCTTTGTGCGGCCTCATTCGTGTAGAATATGAGGATGGACACTATATGGCATATGACCGTCAGGCTCCAGACCAAGAGCAGGGCGGCCTGCTAGAGCCGGTATTTGAAGACGGCCTACTAGTTAGAAGCCAGTCTTTGCAGGAGATTCGTATGAGGCTACATAGTGCTGGGTAATGAAGTTCCTTGCGCTACGCGCGCAGTGACCATAGTAGAGATGACGCCGTGTGCTGAGGCTGAACTGCGTCCGGCTAAATCTCATCGGATGCTTTGCGATGCTCACGCTAGCAAGTTAGTAGAAGAAGATGGCGACTGGGTGCGCGGGCAAAAGCTACCACTTACTACAACCATACTTTGTCAGTGGGGAAGGTGATATGATCACGCAGCAAGTAGAGTGTGATATTTGTAAAGCTTTAAAGAAAGAAGTAAACCACTGGTATGTAGTGTGCCCTGTTGGTTCTAGTGTCCGATTACATACATGGAGCTCGGCGGATACTATGGGACTGCTGCGAAAGCCTCGTGTAATACACTGCTGTGGCCAGGCGTGTTTGCACAAAGCGTTAGATCAGTGGGTAAACAGGAAAGCGGAGGTAGTAGATGTTTTTGAAGAAAAAGCGTAGTATGCGCATTTACACAATCAGTTTTACAGACAGCAATGACGCAGTTAATCATGCTGCCGAAGATGTCATGCTAGGTAAAGAGTGGACACTTTTACTAGTCGGTAAGAGAACAGTAGCTGCTATACGCACAGATACAATCGATACAGTTCTTTCGGAGCCTGTTGACTAATGACACCCTATGCAGTTATGCTTGTAAAGCCGAATGATGGAGATGTGGCTATTAGAAAACGGTTTCAGATGCAGAGTAAGAAGCAGCATCCAGATCGTGACGGGGCTAATGGCCAACCAGGGTCGGAGTGGTTTAGTTTGGCAGCAGCTTATAGCCAGATAAAAACAGAAGGTCTACGTACTGCTTGGGCCGCCAAGAACAACCTACTAAGTAGGCTATGCAAGCCGTGCAGTGGTCTTGGTGTGCGTGGAACACGCATTGGTGGTGGCAAGATTATAGTCTGCGATAAGTGTAACGGCGAAGGGCGGTTAGTAAAGTGACGGGCGTGGATAGTGCCATAAGCAGGTTTGAGACTAGGCTTGAAGCTCTGCTAGACGAGCTAAACGAGATTGAGAAGCGAATCTTTTTGGTAGCAGCTAAGCGGTCATTCGATGCAATTTACGAGCAGTACAATGCGGATGTGATGGCGAAGCCAATTGGTGTATAATAGACATAAGGAGGCTTGTCAATGGCCGCCAAAAAGAAGAGTGAGGCTCTAGCACCAGAAAGAGCTTCAGATGTGGTCTACAAACCAAACACAGTTCTATGCTGGGAATCATTTTTTCAGTGCCAGCGTCACCCAATGCTGCGGTCACAATTGCTTACGGCGCTTATGGCTGGCACACCTCTCAGCCTAGAGTGGCTGCCTACACCAATGCTGCTTGATGTTGTGCTAGTCTGTACTGCTGCGCGTAATCACTGCGATGCAGAAATCATTGATGATTATCGTGGGCTGCTTGACAAAGTGAATGAGCTATGGAGCCAGCCTAATTGGAGCTGCAAAGTATTTAGCAGTATTCACGGCAGTAGAGCTAATAGCATACTGCAAGGGTCGGCAGAGTTTACTTGCACAGAAGAGCTCTATATACCTGCGATGGTAGACTGGTACTTGACGCATGAGCCACCACAGTATCTAGCTGTAGAGTTTGAGACCGATGCGCAGGAAAAAGCGTGGCGGAAGAAGTATAAAAAGTAGCTCCAAAGGAGAGTTTACGTGTTTACATCCATGAATTGCCTGTCTAAGAAGCAGTTACGCCTGGCCGTCCAGCAAGGCATGCCCATCATTGCTTACTCGCCCGTTATGACTATGCCGGCAGTAACTGGCCGAGTGCGCGTAGAAGGCCCTTGGCCCGGTACGCACGTGCCTGTGGAAGAGATTCGCGGCAAGCATGGGCGTATGAAGCCGCGTGAGATCGTCAAGCCTTGGCACGCTGACGTTATAGTATGCGACATGGCAATTGTGGAGGTGTGCTGATGCCACAGATTATCGTGCAGCTTTTGGTGAGCACAAATGTGCCAGCACTAGTAGACTCTGACGACAAGATGTGGCTAGATACGGCGTATAAGTCTCTTGAGATGGCAAAGTCAGACTGGCCATTAGAAACGTATCGTGTGGTGGAGGTGAAGGAGTGAGTTTACTTTGGCTTCCTTTGTTGGCGGCTAGCTTGCCCATGAAAGACGGAGACTTTGACTATTCCTTAGTACCGTTTCCAGTTTACGCAAGCCCCAAGATCGACGGGTTTCGTGCCATGGGGCAGAACAACACTTTGATGAGTCGTGGCGGCCTTGCGCTACGCAATGCGCAGTTGCAAGCTCGTGTACGGACAATTCACTTTGAAGGCCTAGATATTGAGTTGACTGATGGTCCAGCAAATGGTGTAGATGTGTTTAATCGCACTAGTCATATTGTGAATAACGCAAAGGCTGATGCAAGCAATATTTTTTTGAATGTATTTGACCGGGCGGCATATCGTAGTGTAGACTTCCGACAGCGATACGAAGACCTGCTAGACGGCTATAGTAGCAAAAAGGCTATGAAAGCAGGTGTGCGCATTGTTGAGCAGACACTTGTCGATAACATAGCGCAGCTGAAAGAGTACGAGACAGCTCGTTTAGCCGAGTGCTATGAAGGGACAATGCTACGTCGTGCAGACCAAGGGCCTTACCCACAGAAGACCGGTAAAGTGAATCGGTCTACGCTCAGAGAGTTTAACTTAATACGCATGAAGCGGTTTGAATACGAGTTTGCTACACTGACTGCTGTGCATCCATTAGAGCACAATATTAATGAAGAGCGTACTGCTACAGGCAAGCGTAGCACTAAGAAGTCAGGGCGTGTAGTAGATGCTGGCGGTTTGAAAGGCAGTGCTACACTGCGTGACGTAAAGACTGGTGTAGAGTTCAATACTACAATTGGTCGAGCTGCATTGCGTGCTTGGGCTGGTTGGGCCGATGAAAAGAAGTGGAAGGGCATTAAAGTCCGCTATAAGTATCAAGTCTGTGGCACAGTTGACAAACCACGAATTAATACTGCAGACTTGAAGGAGCTACTGCCATGAGAATGTGCAGGTTTATGGTCGAGGTTCTGGTTCCAGAAAGCGAAGATACTTTTGACGAATCAGCTACTTTGGAAAAGGCTATCGAGTTCGGAATTGAGCAACAGGCACTATATATTAATGCTGCGCACATTGATGCTTTAGTACTGAGTTGCAAAGTAGTTGATCTAGATATGCAAGAAGTGAAGCGATTAAAGAAACTTGATATTGAGCACCGAAAGTATGGCTGTGATGATTCTAAGTGTGGCGTGAAAGGCTGTCTATGAAAGTTCTGCGTATCAGCATTGAAGTGGAAGTTCCTTATGGCGATGATCTGCCACTAATTCGCAGCCTGAACGAAACTGTAAAAGCTTGTCTCACTAGTAATCTTCCGACTTTTGTACCTAGGCAGCACCAGATATGGGAGAGCATTAGTCCTAACAATCACATTGGAGTTGTGACAGAATGGCCACCAAGAAGTGCTGCAAGTGTAGAAAAGTCTTAGAAACTGCTGTAGTATGCCGCAGTTGTGGGCACCTTGTTTGTGGGTGTAAAGTCTGCAGAGATTGCGCCCACGAACGATGTGTGAGCGCTACTTGTACTAAGAAGAGGTGAACTATGATCATTCGATGGAAGATGGTCGGAGCTACAGAGTACGTAGCTGTGTGGCAAGCGAAGTCCTTGTCGGTTCGATATACTGTCGAAGCAAAATGGCGCGTGTATGTTGATGAAGAGCGAGTCAAGGGCACATGGTTCACGCCACAGTCAGCTATGGAAGCTGTGGACGTTGCAGCTTGCAAGGTCATCAAGGTACTGGGCAGGTCAGTACAGGCGACACAGCGCGCTTACGCAATGAGAAGGGTGGTATCCAATGCCTAAGATCGCGGCAAGTATTCACATCACTATAGATGATGTAGGTACAATCGCAACGTCGATTGATGGGTCTCAGATGCTGGTGGCGGGGCTTATACGCTGGCTAGATACTTATGATCGCATGCTAGTCACACGGCAGATCGACATGGAGCAAGTACAGAATACAGTGGCCACAGACGGATGCGTGACAGCTCACTACAGAGAGGCTGACAGTGCCTCCAACTAAATCTGGGCCTAGTGTTGATATGCTTGCAGAGTATCAGGCTGCTGCTAAGGCTCTAGCGCCTGCAGTTAAACGGCTAGAAAAGGCTTTGAAGAACTTGGATCCTTCAAAGATTCCAATTGGTGCCGTGTCAGATACTTTGTACGCATTACGCGCAGCGGCAAAGCTGCCTAAGTTGCTTAATGATCCATTTGAGGATATCTTTGTGCCTGCGATTAAAGCTCTTGAAGACTACTTTATTGAGACACTTAAAGTGGGCGAGTCAAGTGGTGTGCAGGGGCATCTGAGTCGTGTGCAGGTTACAGACAGTACTGTGCCTGTTGTGTCCGACTGGCCAAAGTTCTATGCATATATCAAAAAGAACAGCGCATTTGAGCTGCTCAATCGTGCAGTCAACAAGGCGGCCGTAAGTGAACGCTGGGAGCAAAAGAAACAGATTCCTGGCGTTAGTGCATTTAAAGCAAAAAAAGTCAGCTGCACAAAGTTAGGAGGTAAGTGATAGGCTACTATGTGGCAGGTTGTCTCGGCGTGATAGTAGGCCTTTTGTTTGTCATTTCTATGCTTGCAGTCGACAAGTCTAAGCTGCTAGGAGAGCTAGAGGAGGAGCGTAAGTGCTACCAGGCCGCACGTTGGTTGGCACAGTATAACTACGCCTATATGGCAGCTGTGCGTAATGTAGCTGCACGTGATCTCCATTTAACTTACAATGCATTAACCTGTATGGTAGATGACGATCTGCGAAGACATGCTTACTATGGGATGGCCGGACAGGTAATACCATTGATGTATGTACCCAAGGAACTACGAGGCGCAGCTGCTGCGTTCAATAGGCGTGTGTTTGCCAATTGGCCTGCTCGGTATACAGAGAAAGTAGACCGTGGTGAGACTGTTGAGCAGGCACGTATCCGTCAGCTGCAGGATGCAGTAGTACTATTGCGAAAGGCAGACTTACCACGCCGTGTGCGCGATGAGCTCGAAAAAGTTTTAGGGCCTCTGAAAAACGATACACCGCACATTTGATAAAGTGCGACAATACTGACTAGTAGAACAAACCGCTAAGGAGAAACAGCAAATGGCAGTAGCTAAGAAAACAGCAAGCAAGACGACTACCACCACCATCGTGCCATGGAGCGAGCGATTCGCAAAGCATGCACAAGCAGCAAAGGAGCAGGAAAAGGGCGTAGGTGGATTCGGTCAGCGCGTAAAGTTTGGACCAGGTGTCATGACAGTGGCAGGCGGGTCTTTGCCCGGTGGAAAGCTCGAGTGTGTGGTAATTGGATCATGCGCAGCTAATGCTCTGTACGAGGGTGCGTATGACCCAGATGCACCTGAGACACCTGTGTGCTATGCGTTCAATGTGCTAACGGAGGATATGGCTCCGCACGAAGATGCTCCACAGAAGCAAGCCGGCAATTGTGCAGAGTGTGAGCAGAACCAGTTTGGTAGCGCAGCTACTGGCAAAGGCAAAGCCTGTGCTAACACGCGCCTTTTGGGTCTGCTCACATCAAAAGACTGTGAGGATGCAGCAGCTATTAGTACAGTAGAGCTTGCTGTTGCGCGTATCAGTCCTACCAACCTGAAGGCTTGGGCTGGATATGTGCGCGCAGTTGCTGATGAGCATGGTCGTCCACCGTGGGGCGTAGTGACAGAGATCAGCTCACACCCCGATCCTAAGACACAGATTCGTCTCGAGTTCAGGATGGTAGAACTGATTGACGACGGCGATACTCTTGAGGCACTTGAGAAGCGGGCAGGCGATAAGGTGCAGGAAGTTCTGCAGCAGCCGTACACAGCGCTGCCTGAGCGGCCTGCTAAGCCTGCAAAGGCTGTTAAGCCCGCAATCAAGGGTGTGAAGACGACAGTCGCAAAGTCGTCGAAGTTTGCAGTGAAGCGGTAGTAGTTACAGGGCGTGCTTTGAAATAGGCACGCCCTAAGTTTATTTTAAGAGGGCAATGCATGGCGACGAAAGTACCTCCAGTTATTGTTGCAGATTTTGAAACACATGGGATAGAGGCACGGCCTAAGTATCCGCCAAAACCGGTTAGCCTAGCACTAAAGTGGCCAGATCAGCGCGAGTACAGGCTAATGGCTTGGGGCCATGGAGATGGCTCGAAGGCTGCTGGCAATAACTGCACAGAGAAGGAGGCACGGGGAGAGTATAAGAAAGCACGCGATAGCCGATATCGTATGCTCTTCCAAAATGGTTCATTTGACCAGGATGTCGCCGAGACTCACTGGGAAATTCCGCTATTGCCCTGGGAGCGCTACGATGAGACTATGTATTTGGCGTTCCTCAACAATCCACACTCGCCTACTTTAGCTTTAAAGCCTTTGTGTGAATTGCTGTTAGGTATACCACCTGAAGAACAAGATTCTATGTACGCGTGGATTATTGAAAATGTATCAGAGGCAAAGAAAAAGCCGAGCACAGCTGGTGCATACATTAGTCAATGTCCTTACCAGATTGTTAAGCCTTATCATAAAGGCGATCTGACGCGCACTCTGGCATTGTTCAATTATCTTTATCCACGTGTAATCGATGCAGGTATGTCTGAGGCATATGATGTAGAGCGCCAACTGATGCCTGTGCTGCTAGAGAATGCGCGCATAGGTATGCGAGTGGATGTTGAAGGCCTTGGGCGTGATCTGCCAGTTATGAAGGCTGGTATTGAGAAGGCCGATGTTTGGCTGCGCAAGCGGCTAGGCGATATAAACTTCAATAGCGACCGTCAACTAGCTGATGCTCTGCTAAGTAAAGGCGTAGTTAGCGAATTATCAAGGACGCCTAAAGGCCAGTTATCTGTCAGTAAGAAGTCACTTACTGTTGATAAGTTCATTGACAAACGTGTGTGGCAAGTAATGTCTTACCGCAGTAAAATGAGTACTTGCGTTAGTATGTTTGCCGAAGCTTGGCTAGAGCTGGCCGACAGTAATAACTATCTGCATCCACAATGGATGCAGGTTCGTAGTCCCAAAGGTGGAGCTGATGATACTAACGGAGCACGCTCAGGCAGGATTATTTGCACAAGACCTAATTTCTTAAATGTTAGTAAGTCGTTCTCAAAGGATATATCAGCAGGCTATTCGCACCCAAGTTTTTTGAAGGCAATGGAACTGCCTAAGATGCGCACTTACTGTTTGCCAGATAAAGGTCAGACTTGGATTAAGCGTGACTTTTCTAGCCAGGAGATTAGACTAGTAGCACACGCTGAGGATGGGCCTATGATGCAGGCCTTTCTGGATAATCCAAAGCATGATATCCATGAGATAGCACGAGTGGAAATTGAGCGAGCACTCATAAATGCAGGATTGCGAGATAGCTTTGATCGCGACACTGCAAAGACTGTAGTATTTGGCAGGATTTACGGCATGGGCGTTAGTGGCCTGATGATAGCGCTAAGGCTAGCTGATAATGAGCGGGCAGTTGCTAAAATTATTCAACGTGCAATTAATGATGCACTGCCAACACTGAAAGCACTTGATGATGCTATGAAGGCTCTCTTTAAAGCGGGTCAGCCTATTAGAACAATCGGGGGCCGCATATACTACTGTGAACCGCCTACATATAATGCAAAGTTTGGGCGCGATATGCACTATGAGTTTCGCGCTCTAAATTACTATGCACAGTCAAGTGGAGCTGACGTTATGAAGCGTACACTTGTAAAGTACAATGCACATCCTAAGCGGCATGGCAGACTTACAACATCTGTGTATGATGAGGTCGACGCATCTTGCCCTGCAAAAGCGCAGAAAGAGGAGATGGCAGTACTGAACGACTGTATGCTGAATAGTGTTCAATGCGATGTGCCATTACTGTCAGAGGGAGCTACTGGGCCTAACTGGGGCGCACTAGTTAAGTGGGTAGATTGATGAAACCTTTGTACGTATACTGGTTACGCGCACCAATGCTTGATAATCAAATAGTGTATGTGGGATGTGGGGATAACCCAGAAGCGCGCAGAAAGGCTGCTCAGCGGCGTTACCATATGCAACTAACTATGGTGCACTCTGAAGCTTACACTGACTACACCGAGGCAGGAGCGCATGAGACTTTAGAGATTGGTAAGCATTGGTCAACTGTATTTAACATAGTGCGTAAATCAGCTATCTCGGTAAAGTTTGCTGAACGCAGTGTAAAGATTAGGGTATCACTTACTGGTATTGTGAGAAGCTCTGAAACTCGGGCGAAGATAAGTGCTTTTAGAACAGGTCAGTCTAATGGGCCACATTCTATGGAAGCCCGTAAAAAGATTGGCGATGGAAATCGAGGCAAAGTAGTTACAGAAGCAACTCGTGAACTAATACGCCGGGCAACTACTGGTAAAAAAACAATCGGCAGAGACTATTGCGAAACGCACGGCTAAGACAACTGACCAGAGAAGAACTGAGGAACAGCGTAAGTGGCTTTCCAAGGCTATGACAGGCAAATCGTGGTCGCCAGCTATGATTGCGGCAAAGGCTAGGCAGTATGAACGACACAAGCTTAATCAGTCCGGCTACGGCCATCCGTGGCGCGTAAAGAATCTTAGTAAGGAGATACAGGAGGCAATTGGATGACCGACAAGCCACCAAGATACCGCTTTGGTAATGTTGATGGAGCTATGAAGAATGGCACTGCTGTATCAATTGGCTTCGACAGTGCAGACCAAGTAACTATTGAGTTTAACTATACCGACCAGCAAGACGGCCAGCTTTACCACGTCTATGCTAGAGGACACCGTACCAAGATCAATAAGGAGACATAGTTGGCGATCACATCAGGAATCAGAAAGACCTACGCACAGCTCAAGAGCTGGAGCTACAGTACTTACACGCAATATCTTGGATGCCCGTATTCTGTGTGCCTTGAAAAGATACAGAAGGTTCGAGTAGTAGAACCAGAGAATCCACACTTTGTCAAAGGCAACAGAGTCCACGGTTCTGCCGAGCAGTATATCAGCGCGCCTGGACGGGCGCCTGGAGCACTTGAGCCTGAGTTGACGAAACTCAAACCATTGCTCACTCGTCTGCGCAAAGCAAAGGCGCGCGTAGAGCAGGAGTGGGCATTTGATAAGCTGTACAATCCAGTCGCATGGTTCTCGCCACAGGCATGGCTGCGTGTTAAGACCGATGTGTGTGCTGATACACTTGCGCCGCCCGCCGTAGAGATCGTTGATTGGAAGACTGGCCGTCCGCATGATGAGCATAGACAGCAACGTAGTCTCTATGCACTTGGTGGTTTGCAGCTAGTCCAGCTAGGTGCACTAGCAGGTGGCAGTAAAGATACAACACTGACTGCGCAGCATGTCTACGTCGATTGGCCTGACTCCACAGCTACCGAGTCTTACGCCATGAAGCACCTGCCGGCATTGAAGCGTGAATGGGCGGCGCGTATCAAGCCGATGATGGAGGATACACGCTTTCTGGTTAAGCCTGGATCTGCATGCCGCTGGTGCAAGTTCAATGCCAAGAACGGCCTTGGAGGCCCGTGCCAAGATGGACGTTAAGCCTGTAACTGAAAAAGAGTTACGCAGCTGTCATGTACGAGGAGCTTTAGGTGTCTGCCTAGAGCTCCAGCTGCCAATTGAGACTGTAACTATGGTCTGTGCAGCATTGAAGATTACACAAGAAGAACTGCAAGAGGTGATCAATGGCAAGAAAGCTTAAGATTGTAAAAGAGACCGACCGTGATGTAGAGTTGCGCAACAAGGTCCGGGTTCTACTCGAGGAAGTTTGCTTTGAGCATGGGCCCCAGTATGATGTCAGTGTCAAGACGCTTAAACCTGGGCATGTGCGATGCTGCTTTAGAGACACCACAGGCCACTATATGTACATAGAGCTACGTGAGGCAGTGCTGAGTCGGCCTAAACAAATTGCGCAGGCAGTCAACAGAGAGTGGAGTAGGTGGTTCTTTGGCGAGGCGCGAAACTGTCCTAGAAGCTAGAGCTTGCAAGTGGGCCCGCTTGAAAGGCTGTGTAGTAGCTAAGATGACGGAGTGTGACGGCGTCCCGGACAGAGTCTTCTTTGTGCCGGGTGGCCGTCCAATTGTCATTGAGTTTAAACGGAAGGGCGAGGTGCCTGAGGGTCTTCAGCACTGGTACCTTGACAAGCTTCGTGAGCTCGGCTACTACGCTCGTTGGTGCGATACATGGGAAGGCTTCTTGGAGATAGTCAATGGATTTAGTTCCAAAGTCAGTAGCACTAAAAATGGAAGAAAGCAAACGGACGGCAAAGGCTTGGACACCGTGGCCATACCAAGAGCGCGCTCTAAAGGCCTTGCTTGAGAACGGCCAGTATGGCCTGTTACTTCAGCCCGGACTTGGGAAAACGTCTGTAACATTGGCTGCAGTAAAGATTCTACTCGCTAAGAAACTAGTTAAGCGTGTCTTGGTTATAGCACCATTGCGACCTGCCTACGAGGTGTGGCCAGTAGAGGTTGCTGATTGGAAAGACTTCAATGCTTTTGGTGTGGCGCTATTGCACGGGCTTGCCAAGGACAAAGTCCTGCGCAGCTTACAGCTAGAGCATCAGGTTGTGATTATCAACCCAGAAGGGCTAAATTGGCTGTTCAAAGACAAAAAGCGGGCGAAGCTTCTAGGCGCCGACATGCTTGTTATCGATGAGTCAAGCCTGTTTAAGTCTGGCACTTCAGTCCGCTTCAGAAGACTGCGGTCTGTGCTTGGCCAGTTCAAGCGCCGAGTTATTTTGACTGGATCGCCGCGGCCTAAGAACTATGAAGACCTATGGGCGCAAGTCTACTTGCTCGATCAAGGTGCCTCTTTGGGCAACTACATCACGCACTATCGCAATCAGTACTTCTTTCCAACAGGATTTCAAATGCGCGAGTGGTCGCTGCTGCCGGGCGCAGATGAGACGATCAACAAAAAGATTGCGCCGCTTGTTCTGCGAATGGACGCGGAAGACTATCTCAAGTTGCCGAAGCTGACTGATCAGACCCACTTTATTGAGCTGCCGCCTAAAGCACGTGAGCTTTATGAACAAGTAGAGTCGGGGCTTATGAGCACTTTGTTCACTGCTCCTATGGTGAACAGTACAGCCGCGCGAAGTCGCTGTGCACAGATAGCTAACGGCTCAGTGTACTTAGACCCTACTGATCCGGACGACATTGAGTCTTGGAAGTCGTCTAGACGTCCAGTTCAGGTTGTACACACAGCAAAGGTAGAAGCTTTAATGGAGCTTGTGGGCGAGCTTCAAGGCGAACCACTTCTTTGCTCTATTGGGTACCATCATGATGTAACAGCTATTCGTGTGGCGGCTGGCAAGGACACACCTTGTATCAATGGAGCTACTACGCGAACACAGCTGTCAGACTATATCACGCGATGGAACAAAGGATTGCTTCCATTGCTGATGATTCATCCAGCTGCGGCCGGCCATGGCCTGAATATGCAAAAGTGTAATGGGCGACACATTGCCATATTTGACCTGCCAGACAACTATGATACCTACTTTCAGATGTTTCAGAGAGTCTGGCGTCAAGGCAATAAGGCTGACTTCTGTATCCGGCACCATTTCGTGGTCCGGAATACAGTAGACGTAGCTAAACTACGCAATCTCAGAAAGAAGGGTGACGGCCAGAAGGCTTTTCTCGATGCAATGAAGCAATATGCAGAGGAAAAAGGCCTGAAAATAAATGCGCCAAAGCCTAGAAAAGCGGTATAATCATTTCAGCGCACTGGAAAGGGGCGCTAGAAAATGAAGAGAATTGAACAAGGTACTTTGTTTCCAGCTGACGGTTCACCTGCCAAGATAGTCACTCCAGCAGATGGAAAAAAGTTTTCACTCGATGAGCTTCAGAAGTTTGTTGGTGGGTATATTGAATCCATTGTCTGCGTGAAGCCTTACGTCCGCGCTTTTGTCAATGAGGAGGGCGCTATCAAAGGCGATTTGCAAGATAACCCACATACCTGGTCAGTACTAAATCGCAAGGTGTACGCCTTAAACGGCTACGCAGAAGGCTTTCGTGTATCAGGCGACATCATTGCAGTACAGCTGGTGCAAGCATGACCAACAAAGCCACAGAGTACCTAAGCATACCGGAGGGCGACCGCAATGTCGCCCTCCCAATGACGCTTGCAGAAGCTGATGCCAAGGCCAAGGAGCTGTACGGACCGAAAGCTTATGCCTTTGATCGGTTATCACTGCTACCGGGCCTTTTAGACGCTAAGCCACTGCATACCTACATTGATGAAATAGGGCGGTACTACATCGGTGTAGGTGAGGCTCTGTACGGCAACGGCGCCACATGGAAAGAAGCATTCGCGGCGGCTGCAAAGATGGCAGAGGCGAGGCTATGACCCACCTTATTGATGTCTTACTTGGAGCAGTAGTGGGCATGGCTGCTATGCTTTATTTGCAGCGGCCTGGAGGTGGCCGGTGACTGACTTGCAGAAGGGTAGTACGTGTGAGTACACGGACTTGGGCGGCCAGACATGGGTTGGCACAGTTGAGTCTGTAGGCCGTAAGTACTGCGAAGTACCCCGCTGCGCAGACAACAGAGTGGAGCGTATGCTTCTGACTTCTGTGCGAGAGTTCACGTACTCTATCTTTCATGCTCGTGATTTTCTCAGAGGCGGACGATGATTCAAATCTGTGTTTATGTCTTTGTGGCCCTGGCTTTGGTACGCCAGATCTGTGTTGCTGTTTACGTCATGCGCGGGAAAGGCGGCTTGAAATGAAGATCATCAAGATCTACGAGCCGTCGCCATTTCACAACACAAGAGCACTGAATATGCGTCAGCTTCTCAACCCTATCTTCTTTTCAGTAGACTGCCGGCACCCAGACCAGAAGCGACAGCGCTCCTCAAGACGTAGGACGCGAGCGCTACATAATGCGCGTAATTTGAAGGCACAGCAGCTTACTTGGGTTCCAGACCTACCGACGACTGATGCTTGGGAGAAGTGGTTTGCGGCCCGTGGCTGGACTAGAATGGCTAGCGTACTGGGGAGGACTTTCGATGAGTACTAAGAGTCCCACTGGGCGGCTCAAGGGTATTAACGAGTCTGAACTGCAAAGTACTTCACTGTCTGTCGAGCACAGTGTTTGCGCGCATAAGTACTGGGCGACTGCAGACTTTCAATGCTAGAACAACGCATACTAGCTGGTCCATTAGCAGCACAGGAGCCAAAGAAAGCTTCATTTCCTTATCGCTTTGGGTCAGCTAGTCTCATTGCAGCTTGTTCAGTAGAAGCACGCAGTGAGGACCGTATTCACCGGCTTCTTCTTGAGCTAGGTTATATCTACGACGTGAACACAGGAGAGTATCATGAAGCCTGAAGATCTTACCAAGAAGCAGATGAAAGCATTGTTCAAAGCTCTGCACATGCTGGATATCGTCAACTTGTACGCCACGGGTGATCGGTTACGTAGAGCCTTTGGTGTAGAGCTGGAAGTAGTGAAGGCGCACAAGAAAGACGGGCTGGGCGATGACTGAGCTTAGTGAAGAGCAGCTTAGCAGAATGCGGCGGAATTTGCGTTTAATGGCTGAGTATGCAGCATGGTTTGCCATGAATGCACGTGCACCACAGCCCACTACAAAGGTTGAGCAAGGGCACATAGGGTGCAAGAAGTCAAACTTACTGCCGCGTAAGGAGCAGCCATGACGACTGATCTACGCCTGTTCGGTCACCTGTTTGGTGTAGGCAAAGAAGAAGCGGATATGCTCAGTCGTCTGGCGGGGCCATGTCCTGCGCTCCACCAGCCTACAGCGCCTTTCATGGGCGGAGCAGCAGAGGCATTCCAAGCGCTCAATCGGCGGGGCAGAGAATCACTTGCCAAGATAGAAGTACTGACTGCCACCACTGTGAAGCTCCCTAAAGACAAACGGCGGGGCAAGCTCGATACCTGGCAGACTATTCATGAGTTCATCTATGCTGGCAATGCGCGCTTTACTTTGCTCAGTTTGAAGACTGGCCAGCGCTACACGTACAAGGTGCAGGTCAAGAAAGCCGACTTGGTACTGCATCCTGAAGATCCGGTGTACTTTGTCAACTTACTACGTGGTCCAGACAATACTGCAGACTATGCCTATATGGGAGTAACAAGACGCAATGGGCAGTTCAATCGTACTAGTGCAAGCAAAGTAAGTGACCTTGCACAGAGCTATAAGTCTTGGGTTTGGTTCTTAGAGCGAATGCGATCAGAGCGCGCTGACGTACTTGGCGCCTTAGTAGAGTTTTGGCACGAGGGCCGGTGCTGCTGCTGTGGCAGAGTGCTAACTGTCCCAAGCTCAGTGCTAAGCGGCTATGGCGAAGTTTGTAGAAAGGCACGAAATACAGGTGCCTAACTGCAGTATAATTAATCTATGCGAATGTGGATGATTGACCCAAAGATCCTGTGTCGTAAGCACCTGCTAGGTGAGCACGTTGAAATACATATGCTTGTCGGTAGCCTGCAGCGAAAGCGCTCCATAGCCGGCTTCTTAAACCAAGGTATTCTCGAGCCTCAAAACGCGCTTAAGCGCCATGCTGCTTTAGTTGCCGAGATGCAATTGCGTGGCTACAAGCATGCTTCGAAGCTCCAGGACGTCCCACATGGAGCTCCTAGTGGCCATGTTGACCAGGTAAGCTCACTTACTGCTCTGCTGGCGCGCTGTGAGGCTTGTTCTACGCGCTATAATGATCTTAGGAGCTAATTGTATGCGAACCTTTGAAGTTGAAGACGCTGTAGTACCAATGCTTGCACTTGCAGTAGCTATGGCTGTTCATGAACGACGGCTTGTTGCAATGGAGAATGTTGATTCTTCTAGTCTAGCTTCTCAGCAGGTTCGCAGAGAGATTGCTCAGTTAGAGGACTTTCTCTCGAAGCTGAATGCGCCATTACCGGCTTTGCACACCTTATTGGCGCAAGAAGAGCAACGGGCCGTTAGCTCAATTGGTCAGTAGCACACGACTCATAATCGTTAGGCTGCAGGTTCAAGTCCTGCACGGCCCACCAAGTTTAGTACTTTCATGGATGCATTAATATGGCGATCCAGCAACCTAAACCCTAACCGTAGCAAGGAGACTTAAACTACCATGGCTAAAATCAATATCGTCCTCAGTCCGAAGCAGCTCGCCAATCTCGTCACTGCTTTGCAGGGCGCACCCAAGCAAAGCAAGACTGTCGAAGTACTCACGGCGAAGTTCACGGCTGTAGAAGTGCCTGAAAATGCGAAGAAAGTTACACTGACAATCAGTGGCGCAGAGGCACAGAACACAGTCAAGGCTCTCGGAACACTGCCCAAGCAGACTGCTACTGTGATCGCGCTCTTCGGCAAGATCAGCGCCGCCCTGGGTGCCGAGTAGCACTTGTAATTTAGTGTATTATGGTCCATTCACTCCGTGGATGGACCACATTTGTGTGTTATAATATGCTCAGTAGTTTGAAAGGACTGCTGACTATGAAAAACCTGGATCCTGTAGAGCGGCTTCGGAAAGACTTTGCTCGCATCCTGGACGCGATAAGTACGTTGCACGGCGTTCACACTCCAGCGCAAAAGAACCGACGCATTTCCCCCAATGATTCGCGTCAAGTAAAACTTCTGGTGCGCAAAAACCCTCACAAACCGAAGACAAAAGCTTGGGCAGCATTTGAGATTCTGAAGCATTGTCGTACTGCACGCGACTATGTGCGTACTGTGCACAAGACTGCAGGCGACAAAGTAATTATGGGCTACCTCAACTGGGCCGTTAATCGTGGGTACGCACGACTCATGTGAGTGCTTATTGGGCCGTATGTGCTTTGCGTACGGCCCAATAAATACGACGTCAGTGAGCAAAAGTGAACGCACTTGAAAGACCACTCCGGTAGACAATGTAACTAGCGGTCTAAGGAGCCGCCACTCAATGCCAAATATTCTTGCGAAGATCGGATCGAAGTCAGTACTTCCGCCGTACATGCGCATCAAGGTACTACCAGCTACAAAGGCTTCGTTCAGTAGGCGTGCAAATAACCCGCCACAAATATTGCTCAACCGTCGTGCAGACGATATGCAGGCTCATCGTGTGTCTGTTTGTGATACTCGTAATGCGCGTCTTCTGACTCAGACCAATCCACACAGAGCGCACACTAAGTCTTGGGTAGCTTTCGAAATCCTGCGTCAATGCAGGACCGTGAAAGAATATGTAAAGTCGGTTCGTGCTGTGACAAGTGACAAGTCGACTATGGGCTACCTCAATTGGGCTGTGAATCACCAATATGCCAAGTTGACTGCTTAGGCAGCAAGTAAAGCGCGCCGGCTATCAAGTTTGCCGGCGCCTAAAATAAACTTTAAAAATGTAGTATTTCCACTGTATAATTATTGAAGTGAGGAAATTTACATGACTGGACACCAGCTCTTCTGGCTGTGCGCTCTCGTAATTCAGACGATTCCCTTGGCAGTATTCCCGCATGTATTTGCATGGTGGAGAGAATTTGCCGCTGAGAACTTTGTTCAGGAGCGTGACAAATGAACTACGGAATCTTGATTGCGATCAGTAAATCTGGTTTTCAGATCGTGGGCGCTGTGGACACCTTGAACGAGGCGCATGAGTTAGCCGGCGAGTATGTCAGGTTTGGGCCAGACAGTGGCTACCTTGCGCCTGAGTATTTCGAAGTCCATAGTCGTGGGCAATATGGTGGGTACACCATTGTGCAACGCCTGAAATAGTCTGAATTTTGTCGTTGCAAACTCTAGTTTCTGTAGTATGATTTCAGGAGCACAGACAATGACTGAATGCGAGTTTCACACCACTTTCTACGGCCCGCGTAATACGCCCAATCGTGAAAAGCTGTGCAAGCATCTTGGAATTACTGGCTTTGCTGGTTTGAGTTTGAAGCGCATGGGCTGGACCGGTTTTGTCAATGCTCTTGGCGACTACCACGGGCTTGATGTGCGCAATTTTAGCTGCCAAGCAACCTTTATGGATGCCATCGCAGAAAAAATAAAACTGCTATAAAGCGCAGAATCTGCAGTATGATTATTTCAGTGCAGAGGAGCACAGACAATGATTGCCAAAATCGAGTGGAAAGTGGCCGAAGCGCCTACCGGAAAGTATCGTTCATTTCAGCGCCGTGGATGGCCCACTGGCACCATCAATGGTTGTGCTGCTGTGTCGCTCTATGCTGACAATGACTACTCAAAGCAGGCCGCAGAAGGCGGCTCGGTCATTACTGTGTGCGTGGCTGACTGGACTGTCGGTCAGACTGCTGAAGGTAAGGCTAAGTATGGCGCATTTACATGGCGCACACTGAAGGCACGCGCAGCCACCCTGAAGGAGGCTAAAGATCTTGCGGTACGCTTCCACGCAGCTCATCCAGAGTACACCTCAAAATAGTCTGAATTTTGTCGTTGCAAACTCTAGAAACTGCAGTATGGTTATTTCAATGCAGAGGAGCACAGACAATGATTTTTACCTGGGCTGATGTTGAAGATTTTCTTACGTATAGGCCTTGGATTTTGGCTCATGTGCGAGCTATTTATGGCGAGTACGTACTAATTTGTGGCGGCGCAGTAGCGACTGATGATGCTACAGTTGCTATGCGCATGTTGTATGATGCCGCTGGAATTTAGCAATTACGTAGTGCAATTGATTGTAGCGGCTCAGAAAGGACCGCCACTCACATGACCAAAGCAAAGGCCACGACGACAGCGCCTCTCAAAGGCAAGACGAAGGCCGCCTCCAAGGCTGTCAAAGCAGCTCCAGTGAAGAAGGCCACAGCGGTTCCAGTGAAGAAACCTGTGCCGGCCAAGAAGACCGCTCCCAAGACTGTACCGGCTAAGAAGGCTACAGTCTCCCCAATGTCGGCTAAAAAATCACCGTCTAAGGCCGCCAAGAAGACCAGCGAAAAGACGTCGGCCGCGCCCAAGGGTGCTGCTTTGACAGCGCCAGTGGCGAAGGCCATGCCTACAGCAGCCGACGCCTGTGTGGCTGCTATTCTTGCCTCTGGTTTTGCCCTGCAGCGCAGTGACACTGTCGACAAAGTGGCCGCGTATGGTTATGGTGACGCAAATGGTCGAGCTGTTCTGCTGACTGTGAAGACTGATGGTGATACTACTTGGACACTTGTAGCTGCAGATGGAGGCAGTAGATGCGGTGGCAAGGACGCTGAAACACTGAAAGTTGCCCTTGAGCGCCGTGCACCAAAAGCAGAGGCGCCCCCGCCTTTGCCCCATGTGATTCGTGCTATTGAGCAGCTGCGAGTGGCTACCAAGGGCACATATGCAGCGCATGAACTGCGTGGTGACGATAATTACCCTGTACGTCTGCGGATCCTTAAAAGTGCTCTCAAAACTGACAAGGTTCTGGTCGAGCAGAGTGGCATCAATGCAGTTGTTAAGACACTATATGGGCTGCTTGATGTGCCGCCGGCTTCGATTGCTGCGCAGCGTACATGGTTTGCAGCGGCCTGCACCAAGGTTCTTGCGGCATCGCGCAAGGCTGATCGTGAGCACGACAAGGCTGAGAAAGCTCTCATTGAGAAAGAATTACGCCGTACAGTTTTTGAGCGTATGGTCCCTGGAACTATTTTGCCGCCGCCAACAAAGCACTTGGGCAAGAAAGCCCAGGCCGAGAAGGACGCTGCCGATAAGCTGGCAATTTACCAGGAAGCTCAGATTGCTGCTATGTGTCCTGAGAGGCCAGCGGAGCAGGTCGCGAAACCCAAGAAATCTACTGAAAAGGAGGACTACCAGGCCGACCTTGCAGTCATCGATGACGGGTCAGAAGAGCGTGCAGGTGCTCCCCTAGCGGGTTCTACGGCCTACCGTGCAGAGGACATCTGGCTTATGGAGCACACGATGACTGGTCTGGTGCTGCTAAAGCTCGAAAAAAGTAACTCGCAGGGCGCCATTTGTGTGTATAATAATGGTAATAGAGTTGCTTGTGGCGTTGTGCCAATCGAGACACTCTTAAAGTTCAAGCGGATAGAGGATGTGGACATTCTTGAGTCCGTTCGCCAATTATTGAAGCCGGCTATTCCCGGCGTGATAATCACCCCCGTGGCAGAACGCCACTTAAACGCAGTCTTGCACTGTAAGGAGCTAGCAGCCATGACCTTTGCCAAGAAGTCTTCCGCCAAGAAGTCCACCGATGTTGTTGAAACCGCCAAGACCAAGAAGTTTGCCGCACCTGAAAAGGCGTCCAAGAAGCCCATCGTCGCCAAGAAGCCTGTTGTTGTCGAGACTGAAGCAACTGCAAAGCCTTCCAAGGCCAAGAAGGCCGCGAAGGAAACCGCTGAGCCCTCCGCTCGTAAGAGCTCTTTGTTCCGCCTGAAGAACGACTCAAAGGCCACCTGGAGTGCGTTCAAGGGCCAGAAGGCTGAGCTTGTGCAGGCTTTCATTGACCTCAGTGCAGTGGGCGCAAAAGCTGCCGGCGTGACGCGTGGCGCTTTGATCGATGCTCTGCCGAACATCGGGCCAAAAAACATAAGCTTTTATTTGAGCACCTGGCAGTCCGGGGACGCCCCGATCGTCGAGAAGTTGGCAGCTGCAGAGTAAGCAACTACACAATTTGTTTTAAGATGACCCACAGACCATCGTGGGTCATTTCTACGCCTCTAAAACCAAACAATACGAAGGAGCTTATGGAGTTTATTCAACCACAGGTATTCCATGTTGCGCAGACCACACTTGATCCTGGCGGGCTTCACGACTATCTTACTGCTGTAGGTGTGCCAACTTGGACCAGCGATGCCCCGAGTCATGCTGAGGCGCTTCAAGAGGTTATGGGGCGAACTTGCTACAATTCTTTCAAGGTCGGTCTCAATCCTAATGTGACACGTATTAGGGAAGGTAACTCCACTTATTTAAAGAGTATCGTAGAGTCAGGGCACGGCTCAGTGCTCGAGCATGCGTGTGACTCTTGGATGCTGTTCAATATTAGTCGTGTTGTTACACACCAAATTGTTCGGGCCCGCGCTGGTACTAGTTTCAGCCAAGCCAGTGGCCACTACATCCGGGTTGACGGCATTAAGAGCTGGTTCCCACAAGTACTAGAAGACCATCCACGACGTGCTGAATTGTTTGACTTCTATCGTACGCGATTTAAGAGCCTCGAGCAGGCCCAGATTGAGCTAGCCCAGCTTCTTGATGTGGACAATCAGCCATTCAAGATGAAGAAGAAACTAACGACCGCAATGCGCAGGTTAGTTCCTGACGGCATCGCCACGGTTCTTGGCTTTACAGTTAATCACCGCCAGCTTCGCTTTATGATCGAGCAACGTACATCAGCAGCCAACGATGAAGAAATCAGAATTGTGTTTTTTAAGATCTTCGAGCAAGCTATAAAACTTTACCCTAATATGATGTTTGATGCTGATGTAACTATAGTCGAAGGCCTTGAAGAAGTCACATTTGCCAATAAGAAAATCTGATGCGTGGCAAGAAAGATTAAAACCCAAAGGAGAAACATGGCAACGAAAAAATCTAGCGTACCTACAGCAGATACAATTGACAGTATACTGAAGGCTCGGCAAACAACCCATGGAACCTTTGCTGTACATGCGGCCATTGCACAGGCACTTAAGCATGCTATGCGCTTTGATAGTGAAGACCAATTACGTGAGTCTTGGCTGGCGCTTGATGACGACATGGCCGAGGCGCTAGAAATGAACCAGCATAAAGTAGCGCGGATCTTAGCAGGTGACCCAACCGTGATCGATCATTGGGACGATATCTGTGGGTATTCTAAGCTTGTGGCTGACCGCCTAAGAAAGGCTGCAAAATGATAGTAGCAAGGGTTTTAATTCTACTGATGGCATGGGCTATTCTGTTTGCAATTTGCCTACGTCATGCACTGAAGGCATCCCATGAGTAGACCCTCTCTCGATGAATACTGGCTCTCGATGCTGCCCCTAGTAGCGTCGAGAGCCACTTGCCCGCGACGATCTGTCGGTGCCATTCTGATTGACAAAGATGGACGGCTAGTCTCAACTGGTTACAATGGAACTGCATCAGGACTGCCGCACTGCTCTAACACACCGTGCCCTGGTTCGCCGGCTATTGGAGGCACGCGGGATGAGTGCCAGGCCCTTCATGCGGAGTCCAATGCTCTTATGCAGGCGTTCGGCAGTCGAAGAGCTCCGTGGACTCTCTACTGTGGCCTGACGCCTTGTTTTGCGTGTTCTAAGTTGCTACTTGCGGCCGGAGTACGTGAGGTGGTAGCAGCAGAAGCGTATGCCCATGATGACAGAGGCCCGAAGCTTTTAAATAAGGCCGGCGTCCTCGTGTGGGTATGGCGAAACGATGAACGAACGCCTTGGAGTACTGCATGAGACATCTGAAGGAAGATGTTAGAACGGCTCTTCAGAAGCTGCCTACTGGCCAATACAAAACACTGTATGCCGATCCACCTTGGAAGTGGATGAAAGGTGGAACTAAGCGCTATACACCTACACAAGGCGCCAATGTCGGGCGTGAATTTTCTGCAGTTGGCGATACTCCATATGGCGGTCTAAGCACGAAGGAGCTGGTTACACTTGGCGATCAGGTCAAACGTGTGGTTGCACCAAATGCACATCTTTACCTGTGGACTGTGAACAAGACTGTACCAGATGCCGTAGAGATTATTGCAGCCTGGGGTTTTAGGTGGGTAACCATGATTACATGGGATAAGGGTCGGCCTGGTATAGCCAAGTATTTCCAAGGTATCACAGAGCACTGTGTATTTGCAGTTCGCGGAGGTCTGCCGTATAAATTCGTCGATGGTAAGATGGCGCAGGGTCGGACTTTAATCTCAGAAAGAATGACAGCCCACTCACGCAAACCGGCCGCAATGCGCGAGATGATTGAGCGAGTGTCTTACCCGCCTTATCTAGAACTGTTCGGAAGGACGGTTCCCAAAACATGGGATGCAGTAGGTTTGCAACTCGGTGAAGATATGAAGGAGATTCCAAAAAGATGACCTGTAAACAGATGGTGGCCGAATTCCATAAGTTGAACGGTTCAGTAATCAACGGCTTCAACAATGGCCCTGAAGTGGCTGTTCTTCGCACTAGGTTGATCCTAGAGGAGTTCGCAGAGACGTACGCGGCACTGCATGAGAACAATGTCGTGGAGGCTGCTGATGGACTTGCAGACTTGCTTTATGTAGTTGTAGGTACAGCAGTTTCATATGGCGTGCCATGCCCTGATGCCTTTGAAGATCCGCAGGGCCAGCCGGCGCTAGAATTTGAGCGCAATGACATTGTGCGCTTTGCTCGGCTGATGCTACCGCGGCTCCAACGGACTTACTTAGCAATTACTCTAACACCTGCATACTGCGGGGCAGCTTTGACTGACTTAGCGGCTGAAATTTGTGCCACTGGCTCTAGGACATGGGGCTTCCCAATGAAAGAGCTTTTTGCTGAGGTGCATCGCAGTAATATGACTAAGACATTTGCGTCTAATACATCAGGTGGCAAGTATGGCGCAGTCAGTCCCAAGGGTCCTGGATACACGCCACCGGATATTATTGGCGTATTGACAGCAGCGGCCTAGTGCAGGCACCAATACTTATTCGTCCAGTAGTGCCCAAGGACGATAATGCACGTAAGGCTGGGTGCTCTTGCAATTATCGTAGCTCACAACGAAGTAGCCAACATCATACAAAAATGTCTGCTGTATAGCAAATAAAATAAGCCCCGTTGCTCAAGCCTGCTATAGGCTT